AGCCCGTCCTCGATGCCCGGCACGGCTCGCCCAAGCGTGTTGTCCCACATCCCGGCCTTGATCGACTGATCGACCCACCGCCATTGCTTGCGGGTGCGCCGCGGGTCGCCATGCACGGGGTGGCGCAGGCGTCCCTCGTTGATCTTCGTCAGATCGACCGCGCCGCCGCGCTTGGTGCGGCGCACTCGGATCGAGAGCGTCGGTCGCGACCCGCCGAGCCGCTTCACCACCGCGAATCGGCTCTTGGCGACATAGCGGGACAGGCCGCCGCGAGACGGCAGGGTGCCAGCCTGCGCCTTGAACTCGTCGCGGACCGGCGCGACGGCGCCACTCAATGCCTTGCTGACGGCGCGCTTCGACTGCTTGTCCAGCACCGACAGCGCGACCTTGAGCCTCTTCAGGTCGCGCGTGTCGGCACTGACGGCGGTCACAGTGCGACCGGTCAGAACGCCGTGTCGGCGGTGCGCTGGATGACGTAGACGTCGCGGTTCGTGCCGTCGCTCATGACGGTGCCCTCGATCGAGAACGTCGTCGGCGTCTCGCCGGGCTTGACCTGTGGCATCCCGGACGACAGGAAGATCGACGGAATGGCGACCTGGAGTTGAGCGAACCCCGGCGCGACGACCTCGGACGTCGTCCACGTGCAGATGAAGCCACGCTTCGTGCCGGCCAAGTAGTCGGTCGAGAACGGGTCCGACGCGCCGAACTCGACGTCGGCGCTGAACTTGATCTCGGGAGTGCCAGCGAGCGGCTGTGCGCGCAGGCCGCCGGCCTGGAGTACCCAGCGGTCGTCACTGATCTTCTGGTCGACCTCGAGTTTCCACGACCTGAGTTGCGTGTTGGCCGCGCCGGACAGCGCGGCGAGCGCCGTGGTCGTCGGCGCCGCGAACGTCCCGCCCCAGTTGATCCCCGCGTGGATCGCGTCGTAGATGGTCGGCGCCACTGCGTAGGTCGGCACGGCAGCCGCAGTGCCGCGCGTCATCGCCAGCGCGTCGAACTCGACCTCGATGGTCGCGATGTCATCCTCGGGCTGCTCGATCGTGACCTTCGACGGGGTGCACCCTCGGTAGGTCTCCGGGATGTTGGTCCCGGAGTTGTCGACCTTGCAGACCTGGATCGTGTACGACGGCAGGACCATGCCGCTGATGCCGAGGTGGAACTGCTGCTGCGTCCCCCCGGTAATGACCGCCGACGACGAGACCCCGAGCGCGCCGAGCAGCACGCCGCCCGCGCGCGACTCCAGCTCGGCCATGATCTTGACCTTGCCCTGCCCGGCCGTGATGAACCCGCGGGTGGCGAGCTGGCTGCGTCGCCCGTTGCCGCCCGTGATGCCCTTGCCGACGCGCGGCCGGACGTCGACCTCGCCCTCGGTGCCGTCCACGAACGGGTAGAAGCGATCAACCGTAACCGCGGTGCCGTATGCCGACTCAAGCTTCATGCCGACGAAGTGATCAGCCGCTGTGGGCATGGCTCAGCTCTCCTTGGTCTTCTTGGTGGGGGCCGCCGTCGGGACGTCGGCGCGGCGCCAGACGTCGGCCTGCGCGAGCAGTCCGGAGCCCGGGGCGCGCACCTGCCAAGTGCCGCCGTCGACGAGCCGCCACGACCGGCCGTCGTCGAGGTCGGGCACGGCGCCGTCGGGCAGCGCCTCCCACGGGCCCGGCTCGACCCCGGCCACGTCGGCGGGGAGCGCGACCGACACGCCAGGCTCGGCCACGAATAGCCGCCCGTCGGGCGTGGGGATCGCGAGCGTCCCGAGAGGACTGCTGTGCACGAGCAGGACGTCCGCGCTGTCGGTGCTGGTCATGACACTCCTGTGAGTCGAGCACGGTAGGTGATGGTCGCCCGGAGCAGGCACCGCGAGCCTCGCTCGCCGTCACCCCATGCTACCGAGCCGCCCGACGGCGGATTGAGCACGAGAGTCGACGCCACGCTGGGCACGAGTCCGAGATCGGGCGCGCCCGCGATGACGAGCTCCAACCCGCCGAGCGCGGTGAACGCTCTCTGCATGGTGACGATGCGATCCGGCGAGCCGTCGAGGACCGAGATCAGTACCTCGATCTCGCCGACCTCGTCGCGCCCGCGATGCCCTGGCCCGGCCGTCTTCCACGACTGTTGCCAGCCGCCCGCCACCGCGCCCTCATCCTCAGACACGCCGAGTGCGACCCAGTCGCCCGGGTCGGTCACGGCGCTCGGCTCGCTGCCGATCAGCACGGTGACTGACCCGCTCGCCTCCGTGTCGCTCGGCAGGCGGTAGCCCGGCCGCGCCGCGAGCCGGGCGCGCAAGGCCGCGAGCACGGCGGGCCAGACCGACGTCGCGCTCACGCGAACGTCCCGTGCCGCGGGCCGAGCAGGGTTGCGCAGATCGCGCGCACCTGCTCGTCGGCCGAGTACTCGTCGTCCCTGCTGCCGCCGCGCTGGAGGCTGGCGAAGATGTGCCGCGTCAGCTCGGCCACCGCGGCGAGCAGTCGATCGGGAATGACGACGTGGCCGGCGACGTACTCGACCGTCACGCCCGCGTCGCCGCCGGTCCACTCGCGCGGCTCGACGCCGGTCACGCGCAAGAGCAGGCCGTCCCCCTCGAGCAGGATCCAATCCGACCCGGCCAGTACGGTGCCACCCTCGGTCACGCTGGTCACGGACTGCACCGGTGCGCGCAGCAGGCGCACGGTCGGCGCCCCGCCCGCGTGCGTCTCGGTCACGACGGTCCGACGCAGGAGCTGACCGGTCCACCCCTCGGCAACGCCCGTGGCCGCGGCCAGCGCGCGCCGGACGAGCGGGTCCCACTCCGGGGTGCTGATATTGAGCCACGATCTCGCCTCGGCGGCGCCGACAGCGGGCGCGGTCGCGCCGGACAGCGCGACGACCGAGAAGGCGTCCGGCGCGATGACCGACGACGGGCCGGACGTCGTGCCCCACGTCGCGTGCCGCCCGGCCTGCGCCGGGACGAACACGCCGATCCCCTCGCCGACACCGGTCACGGTGATGCCGTCGCCGATCGTCAGCAAAACGATCGTGCCGTCTGGCTGCTCGACGCTGATCGACGCCGCGGTGAATGCGACCGGCGCACCGGTCGCGTCGCGCACGGTGAAGGGGATCGGCACCTGGCTGCCGACGGGGTGCGTCACGGCGACGGCTCCACGATGCGGATCGCGGTCGCCGCGTTGATCGGCCCGGCCGCGGTCGCTGCGGTGGCGTAGCCGACGAGCGACACCCCGCCGCCGCCCGGCGCCGCGCTCGCCTCGCCCCCGGATGAGCCGAAGGGCGAGGCGCCGAAGGTCAGGAGCATGGCCCCATCCTCTCAGGTCGCGGAGTGGTCGGAGTGGTGCAAGTAGCCGTGAATATGGGCCGAGCGGGTGGCGCGCTACTTCGCGACGACGTAGGGGATCGCGGCTACGACCGAGCCGCCCGTGATCGTGGCGGGAGCAGTGCCGGTCAGCCCGGATCCGGACGTTTGGGCGAGTGACTTCTGGCCGCTGACGATCACACCGTTGGAGCCGACCAGCCCACTCCACCCGACGAGCGTCGGGACCGTGGTCGCGGCGACCATGATCGAGACGTAGTGGATGCCGGTCGTGACCACCGTGTAGGGGCTGGACAGCGGGAGCGTCCGCGTGGTGTTTGAGGCCCACGCCGCCGAGCCCTGGTCAGCGGTCTGAGCGATGAGGGCAGGGGTGGGCGCGGTGTCGTAGAGCGCAAACCAGGCGTTCGCCGGACTTGCGGCGGCGGCGACCGAGCGATACGTGATGTCAGTGATCACGTCGCCTGCTTCGAGGTAGATCGCGGACGAGTGCATGACGCCTGACGTGAGCGCCGATGAGACGTCCTTCGCCCGGCTGCGCTCGATGGTGCTGCGCATGGCGACACCGCCGTTCAGGAGGTGCTCGACGTACTCGGCCCGGGTGGCGGATGCGCTCAGGCCGAGGTTCGCCCGAGAGGCGGCGACGGAGGCCACATCCGAGAGGTTGTTCGCGGCGAGCATGTCGCCAGCGCCGGTCCCGACGCCGAGCACGGACAGCGCGGTCCACGCCGACGTGCCGTCGCCAAGCTTCGCGACTCCGGCGGTGGTGTCAATGCCGATGTTGCCGAGGGGCAGGATGATCGGGGCGACGGCGGCCCAGTCGGCGGTGGTGCCGGACCAGAGACCCTCGGGGGTGCGCGTAATGCGCGAGTAGTTGATCACTGTCTTCTCCAATCAGAGTGCGGCGATGCCGAGGGTCGTGAGATTGCGGAGGGTGGCGTTCGCGGTCCGGAATCGCGTCGTGCCAGACGTGGGCGCAGTGAGACTGGCCGCGTAGCAGTACAGCGACGTTGCCCCCACGGGCACGGCGAACCGGACCGACAGCAGTCCATCCGTGATGTCCTCAGACCAGGCGTTGACGGCGCCGTAGCTGTTACTGAGGTTTCCCGGCTTGACGTAGCTAGACCATGTCGCGCCGGAACCCGTGTAGCCCTCCGCCTGGATGCGAATGGAGTACTCCAGCACGTCACCGACGGACCATCCCGAGTTGATCTGCTTGAAGACCCACCCTGATGTCGTGTCCGTCGATGCTCGGGTGACCTGCTGCCACCTGCCGTTGATGTTGTCGCCCGCCGTCGGGGTGATCAGCGAGCGGGCGAACCCGGTCGGGCTACCTCCGACCGACCATCCGTCGGCCAGTCCGTCGGCGTTGGAGTCGAGTCGGAACGTGCCGTCGCCCAGTAGGTTGCGCGACTCGGCCCACATCGACGCGCCGAGAGGCTGCGCAGGGAAGGCCGAGCGGACGGCGGGCAGACTGAACTCGGAGATCGCCTTGTGGCCGAGAGGGCCGGGGTGGACGCGGTCGGTTCCATTGAGCCGAAATGCGACCTGCATCGACCCGTCGGTGTCGACCAGGGGCGAGTTCGCGTCGAGACACAGGAGTCCCCGGGAGAGGCAGTAGCGACGCAGCCAGGCATTCCACAAATCCACATTCGCAGTAATCGCCGGGAGACCTCCGACGGCCCCGTCATTCGGGGTGACCATGACCGGGACGGGTCGGATGCCAGCGGCGAGAAGAGGCTCGATGACCCCGGAAACATAGGCGGCCGACTTCGCGGCCAGGTCGAAGCCGACGCCCACATTCTCCGAGCAGTCATTCGCGCCGATCATGATGAACGCCGACCCCGGACGGGGGGTCAGCGCGAGCACGGTCGGCATGTGAGTGGAAACCAGGTCGGCGATCTTGAATCCGCCCGTCGCGTAGATCCCCCGCCACCGCAGCCGCCCCAGTGACCGGATGCACAACTGGTTGAACCACGACGGGGCCATTGTGTCGGAGCCGCCGTAGGCGGTGATCGAGTCACCCATGCAGATTGCGTCCGCGCTGGGCATGCCACCGAGGCCACTCAGCCGCGCATACGTGCTCGTCACCGCAGGATCCGCCGCGATGGTCGCGGGGGTCATCGTCGCGGCGGTGCCGAGACCGAGCGCCGTCCGGGCGCCGGCCGCGGTTGTCGCACCGGTGCCGCCACGGACCAGCGGGACGGTTGCCGTCGACGCGGCCACCAGCGCGTCCCAGCCGCCGGCCGTGATGCCCTGCGTGAGTACGTCGCCGACGACAACGGTGCGCGCCGTGCTCGACTCCTGGGCGCGGGTGATCGTGACGACATCGCCGGTCACGTCGGTGATCGCGACGACCTCGGCGTTCGCCGGGGTCGGAGCGGCGTCGGCCGGATGCAGCACAGCGGTCCCGACGTAGAGCCGGACGCCGTGGCCGGACGTCACGGTGAGCGTCGCGCCGGACGTCGCCGGGGACGGCGCGACCGCGACGGCGGTCCGCGCGAAGTTCTTGCTCACGCTGCGCCGCCCTTGCGCGCGCCGCGCGGCGACGGCTTGGCGACGTCGGCCGCCGTCTCGACGTCGGTGCCGCCCGGCTCGACCGCGGCAATCTCGACGAGTCCGCCGGCCACCATCGCGGCGGCCTCGTCGGCCGGCAGGGTCGCCAGCTCGCCGCGCGCGGGCCAGTCGGCGCCGTCGCGCGTGCCGCTGATCGTGACCAGCATCCGCACCTTGATGTCCGCCATGTCGTCCTCCGTGTCGTCGTCCTGCTGCGTCGTGCCGACTCTCGATCCAGAGCCGAGCAGGGGCGGGGCGGCCCCTGCTCGACGTCTGATACGAGACTCGATCAGGCCAAGATCATCAGGCCGCGTTGCCCACGTAGCACTTCACGGCGCCCGTGAGGTCCACCAGGTCGCCGTCGCCCCGGATGATCGTCCGGAAGGTGACGAGGTCGCTGGAGAATGCGAAGTCGTCGCTCCGCTCGAACCGGATGCCGTTCACGAGCCGAACGAAGTACTGGCTCATGTCACCGAACAGGACCGAGCGCGCGCCGAGCGCGACCGCGGCCACGTTCGGGTCGGTGCGGACCGGCTTGCCGAGGATCTCGTCGGGGGCGCCGCCGGTACCGAGGCTCCAGATGTACGCGCCGTTGCCGTCCTTGAGCCTGCGCACGCTGGCCATCGTGGCGTCGCGCAGCAGCCAACCGCAGGACTGCGACATCCGATACGGCTCGATCACGCTGTAGAACAGGTCGATCAGGTTGTCGGCCGTGAAGGCCCCGGCCACGCCCGCGCCGCCGGTTACGCCGACGGATGCGACCGGCGCGATGCCCTGCGGCTGCGCCGACCCAGTGCCGAGCACGAGATGCGTCCCGAACGCGTTGCCGACGGCCCTGCCGGCCTGCATCGCAACGTAGCCGAGCAGGTCGACGCTGGTGTCGGTCACCAGCTCGCGGCTGATCTGGATCAGGTTCGCGTACTTGAATGCGTCGAGCGGGGTCTGACCGAAGGTCGGGTCCGACTCCGCGATGGCCGCACCTTCGGCGGTAAGCGCTGCCGAGCTGTGCGCGGTCGTCTTGGGGATCTGGATCTGCTCCCCGGACGTCGTGTTCAGGACCGTCGCGCCGGCGCGGAGCATGCCGGACACCTCGATCATGTGCGCCATCAGGCGCTCGTAGAACCCGATCTTGACGGTGCTCGCGCCGGCGCCCGCGGTCAGCTTGGACAGGTCGCGCAGCTCGGCCGCGCGCGCCGTGCCGAACGGCCGGTCGGCCGGTGCGCGGAACTCGATGCCCTTGCCGGACTCGCCGGCCAGGAACTTTCGCAGCTCGACGGCCGAGTCCTGCTCGCTCGCGCGGGTCTCGCGCGGGTCGTCGGTCACCTGCGGGTGGGCGGCGATCGACGCGGCGATGTCGGCGTTCCGCTGCTCGTTCTCCTGGAGCGTCTTGATCCGCTCACTGAGCGAGTCGAGGTCGGCGTTCCGCTGCTGCTCGGTCGCCTGCTCTTCGACGGTGAGGTCCCGCTTCTCGGCCTCGGCCACGGCGTACGTCGCCTTGAGACCCTCGAAGATGTTCATGCGCTGCTCGCTGAGCAGCTTGATCAGTGCCTGGCTCACGATGTCCTCCTGGACTCGGGTGATCAACTGGGCTGGATTGTCGACCTGGGTTGGTCCCGGGGTCAGGCGGTACTGCCGTACATCCGCTCGGCCAGCGCGAGGCGCCGACGAGCGAGAGCGAGCGTGGGCGCAGGGGCGACCTGGGTTGGTCCCGGGGCCGCTTCCTGCTCGCGGTGCTCGCTGGTCTGCGTGGTCTGCGTCGACCCGAGGTCGATCACGGTCGGGGCCTGCGAGCGCAGCAGTTCGCCGAGTCCGTGCGCCGCCGCCGCCGCGGTGACCGTGTCGAGGTCGAGCCCGCGCTGCTCGGCGAGCGAGCGCAGGCCCGACGTCGCGTCGGGGTAGGCCGGAGTGGTGACCGGCGAGACGTCGATCAGCGCGCCGCCACCGCGCAGCAGTGTGCGCAGCGGCGTGCCCTGATCGGTCAGCCCCCACTCATCCCCGTCCGGCATCGTGCGGAAGGCGAACGAGCTGTTCCTGATGTCGCCACGCTCGGCGAGCGCGGCAAGATCGCGCGCGTACGACGTGTCCGGCAGTGGGACGTCGTAGTCCAACCCCTCGTCGCTGTCGCGCAGGTCGAGCGTGCCGGCCGACGTCCGACCGAGCAGCATGTCGCTGTCGTGCTCGCGGCGCGCGAGCACGTCGGCTCCGTCGCGCAGCGTCTGGCCGACGAACCCCGCCTGCACGCGCTCGACGAACCCGCCCAGGTTGCGACTGTATGCACCGTAGACGATCGCCCGGCCCGTGAAGATCACGCCCAGGTTGCCGCCACCCGACGCGCTCGCGCGCGTCTCGACGCGCGCGACGTCGCGGACGAACCGGCGCTCGATGTCGCGGTGCTTGCTCATGGGGTCGTCCCTTCGTCGGGCGCCATCGGCTCAGGTTCGGGCTCGGGTGCCGGCTTGGCGGCGCCGCGCGCTGCGCTCCACCGCGCCCACTCGGCCCACTGCTCGGGGGTGAGCGGGGACATGTCCTCGCGCTCGCGCACCTCGGACAGCACGAGCTGGCCGGAGTCGAGCGCGGCCGAGTAGGCGGCGACACGCTCGCCGTAGGTCGCGCGGACGGTGGCGTCAAGATCGAATTTGATCACGACCGGCCGCGGCGTCTGCGCGGTCAGCGCCTGCTCGATGCGCGCACACCACGGCGCACTGACGCGCTGCGCGCGTCGGCGCTCGTTGCCTTCGATGGTCGCATAGGTCAGCGAGTTCGCCGCCTCGCCGCCGACATCCTCGGGCGGCAAGCCGTAGATCGCGGCCACCTGCGATGCCGTCAGCTTCATCTGCTCGACGAACCGCTGTTCGTCGGCCGGCACGCCGACCGGCGAGTACTCCCAGTCCTTGCCGGTCACGAGCACGTCGCGGTTGCGCACGGCGGCACGGAACAGGCTCTTGGCCGCGGTTGAGCTTGCCGCGTCGAGCGTCTGTGCGATGTTCTTCAAGTGGCCGCTCGGGATCGCGCCGCCGCCGAACCAGTTCTTGGCGACGGTCTGTGCCGACTCGCCCGCCTGCCACGCATCGCGGAACGCGCGCAGCGGGGAGATCCCCTCCCACTGGCCGGGGCGCTGGATCCACGGGATGTGGATGATCTCGGTCGGCGCGAACGATCGACCCCGGTAGTAGTACCGGGGGATCAGCTCGCTGTCGTCGATCGACCAGTCGGCCGGGTCGGTCCACATCACCCGATCGGGCCAGCCGCCCGACGAGACGCCGGTCGGCAGCCCGTAGGCATTGCCGTCGCTCAGCAGCGACGCGACGCACTGCTGCACCCAGGTGTAGCGCGTGCCGACGACCGGCCTGATGATGCTCGGGTCGTCGGTCATCTCGACGAGCGTGCCGTCGGCCGCGCGGCGGTACCCGCGCAGCGGGACGCCCGCCACGGCGTCAATGATCTCGCGGTGCGCGGCGAACAGAGGGACGAGCGAGCTGTGCGCGGCAACGTCGCCGTAGCCACGGACGTCGCCGCCGGTCGCGAAGACGTCGCCGAACGAGAGCGCGCGCGACTCGACCCCGGTGCGCGCGGCGGGGCGCCCCCACAACAGGCTCACTCGGCGCCGCCCGGCGCGCCGCGCGTGATGCCCCAGCTCGCGAGCGCGCAGCACAGGCCGCCGACGATCAGGCCGACGCCCACCCCCGCGACAAGCCCGGCACCGAAGGGCACGGCAATGAGCGCCACGACGTCAAGCACGGTCGTGGCGCCAGCGCGCAGCCTGCCAGGAGTTGGCACGTCACCAGGCTACACGTGCGCCCCCGTCCGACCAGTGACGCTCGGCCGGACGGGGGCGGGGTGATCAGGCGAGCGCGGCGCGAATGCCCGCAGCCACCGTGCCACGCTTCGGAGCGAGAGGCAGGCGCCGAATCGCACCGAAGCGCACGTTGTACGAAATGCCGTCGTACATCTTCTCCTTGGTGCACCAGTAGAACCCGGCCGCAGCGTTCGCAATGTAGACCGAGCCGTCTACGGTCACATGCTTCCAGCCGTCGATGTCGCCCTGTGTCGTCGTCATGGCTTCAGTGTGGCACAGATGTCTACTCGTGTCCAGTCGTGTCAACTCAGTAGATGCTCGCGCCGACGTCGTAGCCGCGCCCGACGAGATCGGCCAGCCACAGCGCGTTCGCCGCGCCGACGATCGGGTCGATCTCGACGTCCGCGCGCGCCGACCGTGCGCGACCGAACGCCCACTGCCCCTCGCCGATGTCGCGCCGGACCGCGCCGCGCAGTGCGTCCTCCATGTCCGGGCTGCCGTGGTGCCAGACGTCGCCCTGCGCGACGGCGTCCTGGAGCGTCGAGCACGCGGTGCCGACCTCTCGCGTCGTCATCACCACGACGTCGACGCCGGCCAGGCGCAGGCGCTCGATGAGCGGCGCGGCCGGCGACATCGGGTCGATCGCGATGGCGCGGCAGAACTTCGGCTTGCCGGCCGGGCCGCGGTCGATGCTCGCCAGGTCCGGCCGCGCGGCCAGATCGAGCAAGCGCGGCAGAAGCCATTCAGTGCCCGGCCGCCGGTCGACGAGGCCGAGATGCCGCGCGCCGTCCGTGCGGTGGCCGGCGACCGTGATGCTCGACCACTCGCGCGACTGTGAGATCTCGACGGCCATGCAGACCTGCCCGACCGGGGATGAGTCCGGGTCGATCCGGCGGCGCCAGCCGTCGATCGTGATCGGCGGGCGCCCTGCCACGGCCGGATCCTCGCCCCAGCCGAGCCGCTCGCGTGCGAACATGCGCGGCGACAGGTCGCGCCGCTCGTCGTCGAGCACCTCCCAATCGAGCCGGACGCCGGCCAGGGGGTTGGCCGCGCGCACCTGCTCGCGGTCGTCGAGCGCGCAGCCGTCCACCTTGCCGATCTCGTGCGAGCAGGCCACGCCGAGCGCGCACGGCGGCTCCTCCCAAGAGCCGCCGGCGCACCACTCCACGTAGGCCGGCGCACCCTTGCCGCCCTTGCGCCCGCGCTCCATCACGCGCCGCAGTTCAGCCGACGTCGCATGCGGCGCGCTCGACCCCCAGAGGACTTGCGCATGCGGGCGCGTCGAGAGAGTGGGTAGCAGTGCCCCGAGGTGATCAGCTTCGACCGCGAACGCCTCGTCGAGCACGATCAGGTCACCGGTCAGCGACGGCCCACTCTTGGCCGAGCGCGCCATGAACTTGATCCGGCTCCCGGACTTCACCTCGATCTCCATGAAGCCCTTGCTCGAGCTGGAGCGGAGCAGGCGCTTGCGCAGTGCGGGCCGATCGTCGGAGTCGAGCATGGTGATCAGGTGACGGTACGTCTCTTCGGTTGCCGTCAGACGCTGTGCCGTCCAGATGATGAGCTGTGGGCCGAGCGACGGATCGAGCAGTCGGTGCAGCGCGACGGATTCCAAGCAGTAGGTCTTCAGGTTCTGGCGCGCGCAGACGATCGCGCCGGTACGCGCGGCGGGGCGACCGTCTGGACGGCGCCCCGACAGGACATCGATCGCCAGGATCTGCTCAGGCTCGTGCGAGCGCCCCGCCATCTCGGCCACGGCCAGTACCTGCGCGGTGGCCGAGCTAGCACGCGGCGGGACGTGCAGGTGCGCCGGCCGGACGCGCACGCCATCGAGACGCAACGGCGCCCCGCCGGTCGGCGCTTCGGCCGGCGCCTCGCTCATGACGTCCGCGAGAACACGTCATCGAGCGCGTCGCCGTCGGCTGCCGACTCGGCGAGTGCGGCCGACATCGAGTCGCGGTGTGCCTTGATCATCGCAGCGAGCGGGGAACCCACGATGTCGCACCCGTCGATGCGCTGCGCCATCAGCAGTGCGGCACTCGCGCCCCAGTGCTCCAGCGCGCCCGCGGCCCGGAGCGTCGCGAGCGTGCTCGGGTACAGCAGCACCTCGGCGGCCGGGCCAGCGCTGGGCTCCGGCGCCGCCGGCCGCGGGCGCTCGACGATCGGGGGCGATGGCTCGACCGCCGCGCCGTCCGGAGCGATGCGCAGGCGACGCAGTGGGCGCCCGGGACGGATGCGCTGCGGCGAGCACTCAGCGCAGTACTCGCGGGGTCGCCCCATGCCGACAGGCGGGGGGATCGGCGCCCCGCATGGACCCGTCTTGCCTGGGCAGATCTTCACGGCCATGTGGCTAAGTATCGCGGACAAGTGCCCCTGGACGCACGAGAGCCCCGCCCATCGGGCGGGGCTCAAGGCGATGCGGCGGGCATCACACGCTGCGCGCTGCCCCTCGACCCTAGGCCAAGAT